GGAATTCACAAGAACCACCTGCACCCCCACATGCTGCTTGTTCCATTAAGTTTGTATTATCACTAAATTCAACAATTTTAGATAAATCTATATTGTGTAAGTGTTGAGATAATTCATTGAATTGTTCTTCAGTAATATCTTCAAAAGGTGCTTGAACATATGATCCTCCAAAATATGGAAGAACTGATAATCCATTAAATGTATCTTTATTTTCCCACATCCATTTTCCAACTTGTTCCCATTCATTCTCATTAATAGATACTGTAGCGGATACATTATTTGTATTTGCTCCTTTACGATGTCCTTTTTTAACCCATTGCATATTAAATTTCTTAACACGCTCAAGCATATCAATTACATTTTCAGTTCTTAAAATTGAACCTTCTGGTGCCTTTTGAGGTACTGAAATTACTGCTTGAATTGTTGGTTTAAAGAAATCATCTTCAACTAGTTCAGGATGATTAATTGCTAGATAATTATAAATTGCTTCATTTTTACCTACGCGGATACGGCGAACATAATAATCGTTGTGCCAAGCGTGAATACCTGATGAAGTACCTAGTACTAGAGATGAAGTTCCTGATGGTTTTACTGTTGTTACACGAGCAGCTTTATTAATTCCAATTAATTCAGCAACTCTAGCATTTTCTTCTTTAGCAATATTTGCTGAAATTTTTAGATCTAATGATAACACAGCACCTGAACCAATACCAGTCATTCCAACTCCAAGTAATGCTTCTTTTTCAGTTGTTTTTTGCCATATATCTCTTAAATAATGGAAATTAGTGTATGATGCTTGTAGTGTACCTATGAATGCTGCTACTTTAACTCTTTCGTTTAAATCTTCTTGGGATTCAACTGTTGATGCATTTACTTCACATAAGTTACAGAATTGATTTGGTTTAAGAGCAATTTCACAACATGGATTAGTTCCCCAATCTTTATCGTTACTAAAGTAAATACCTGGTTCACCAGATCCACTTAATTCAATTTTTTTCCATAATTTAAAGAATTCATTTTCAGTAATAGCGTGACGCATTACTACAGCTGAATTATTTGCTCTACCACGTTGTGGATTTTCTTCCCACCAATTTCCAAATTTAGAAGTTAACATTAACTCATCATCAAGGTCAAACAAAGCAATCAACGCTGCTCTTCTAATACCACCTGACAATACAGCATCAGCAATATAACATTCCATGTCATGAGCCTCTACAGATGTTATTTTATCTCCATTTTGTTTACGATCAAATATTTTTTGAAGATTAAATAAACATTCTTTAAGTGGTTCTGGACCTGGTGCTTTACCACCTACAGTAATTAATTGAGCACCTTTTGCTCTAATATCTCTAAAGTCAAATACTGGTAGTGGAGCTCCTTGAAAATATGCTTTACATAACATTCTAACAGCATCTGCCCATCCTTCAATACTATCACCTACTAAATAACGTTTTGTTTTAGTTGGGATTTTAATTTCAGGTAACGTTTCAATGTGGTGTGTTTGTACACTGTATCCAACTCCACAACCTGATAAAAGGAGGAACATAGTTTCTGAAAATGATCTCCAATCATTTATTGGTAAAAATGAACAATTAAATATACGAGCATTGTTAAGTTCAATTGGCTTTCCAGAGAATTGTAATGAACGCATTGATGGTAATACTTTTTTGTCATATACTAGTTTATACATATTTTCTATTTCATCAAATAATTGAGGAAATTTCTTTTGATGCATTTCTTTATTTCTAGTTACTAGTTCGTCCCATGTTTCACGACGCTTAAGTTCAGGAACATACTTGCTATATTTCATATAGCATGTTATATCTGATAGAATTGATTGTGTTGTATCCATTATTATTTTTATTTATTTTTTATTAATTATTTTATATTTCCATTTAAATCCACCAGCTGTTTTAGCTCTACCTCTTAAAACATTAGATATTCCTTTAATATTCAATTGTTTTAAAGCAATATCTACTGATATGAATTCATTAATTATTATTCCTGATATTGGGTGGATTTGATATATAGGTTTACATATTTTTAATATAGATTCAATACTATGTTTTTTTCCTGTAAATCCACCCCCTATATGTTTTCCTATAGCTGATATAGATTGTTGTTGTTTTGTTTTTAAAGTATGTCTTTTTCCTTTCATTGGGGATTCTCTCCCTTTTAATTTTTTAGATACTCCACTTCCAATTTTTTGTCTAGCTATATCTGTATGACATATAGGTCCTCCACCACCATCATTTTTATTTAAAACATTATATCCTAACTTTCTATAATGTTGTATCCATTTTGTTTCTAATAATTTCCAATCCTCATTATTAATAGAGTCAATTTCATCAATAATATTATAAGAAATACATTTTCCTAAATTATGTTTATGATCTGACTCTCTACTATTTTTAGTTTTACCAATATAGACTTTATTGTTGTCGTTATCAATATTTGTAATGAGATAAATTTTAATTTTCATAAGTTATTGTTTCCAATAAATATAAGCAAATTAACGTTTCCGCATTAAAAGTTATTTATTTGTATTGATTTATTAAGCTAATTATAGCCATTTTTGGTTTTACACCTGAAAAACGATTTACTATTTGTCCATCTTTCTCAATTATAACGGTTGGTATACTAGATACTGAATACTGTGATGCTTTATCTTTATTATAATCAACATCAACAGTCTCAAAAGAAACTCCAGAAACTTCATTTTGTAATTCCCCAAATATTGGAGCTAGTATTTTACATGGTTGACACCATGTACTCGTGAAACGTATTACTTTTATCATAAATTTATATCTTTTATTTTTTCTATTGATTGTGGAGGGATATTGTTTAATGTATAATATCCATATTTAAAATTAGGATCATAATATAATATTAAATAATCCCCAGGAATATAACTTGTGTTTATTTTTAATAATACCCATTCATTTAATCCTGTAACTTTGGAGAATTTTGGGGCTAGTCTAATTATGTTTTTTTCGTCTTTCCCTAAATATATCCTTTCAGGATGATATGCCTTTTTAGATTTTGATTTAGGTATTAATCCTATTTTTTGAATTTTTTCCCAGTTTTTTAATGGAGATATATGATATAAAAACTCAGGAACTTTATTTACTTTTTGATCAAATTTAGCTTCACATTCTAGATATATTGAATGAATTACTGGATTATTAAAAGCATTTTTAATTATTTTTTCATCATATTTATCTTTTATTTCTGTATTATCATCTCCATAAATTTCTATATAAGAAATAAAATATCCTAAATTATTTAATAAAGGCAATAATTTTTCAAAATATTGCAAATTTATTCCGTCTTTTATTTTCAAAATTTCAATAGTAAAAGCTTTGTCTCCTTTTTCATATTGAAAAATCCAATTAGGAAATTGTTTTTTTAGGATGTTAATTGTTTCTCCTATAAAAGTAGACTTAATTAAACCTTCTTGAAAATTTAATTTATATTCTTTTTCATATGTTTCTAGTAAAATATTTAATAATTTTATCATATATCTTTATTGTTGGGATTATAAATATTAATATTATTTAGACAATTCGAAGAATTTTTTCTTTAAGATATCTCTATCATCAGTATCGAAATTAGAGTATCCTATTTTAGTGGCTGGTGCTTCATCATCATCGTCTGTAGGTTGACTATCAATAACAATTTTACCATTTGAAGTATCAATAGTAGATTTAAATGTTAAACCATCAGCACCATATCTGTTTTTCATAAAATGCCACATTCCCGTCCCATTTACTTTAGATTTTTTATTTCTAGCTACTGAAATTATAATATCCCCAATCATTATTTTATCATAAGATCCTGCAGCATTATCACCTTCAATAATATTTTTATTAGCACCTGTTCTATTTGCTTGTGATGGAGATACAATAGGAATATTTAATGTTTTTGCTAAACCTTTAGCATCAGTGTAAACATCATCAATTTCATCTTTACGTTCTTTTCTAGATTTACCACGTAATAAATCTAAATAGTCAATAATGATAATGTCAGGTTTAAATTCGTTTTGATTCTCTAATTGTTGGATATGAGCTTCTATTGTTTCTAATGATGCACGTTTTGGAGCATATTCTTTAATTACAATTTTGCCCTTAACTTGTTTAATAATTTCTTCAACAGCTTGACGATTTTCATCTAATTTATCTACAGGTATTCCTGAAAATACAGCATCATATCGTTTTCCTACATAA